ACCTCCATCAGGACACGCTGCAGGTAGAGGTAGAGCAGTTCGCCATCGGTGGTCCGCGCGATGCGGTCGAGGCCCTGCAACAGTTCGTCGTTGCTGATCATGCTGCGGCCGGGGCGCCGGCTCCCTGCGGCACCGGCGCGCCGGCGTGCTGGCGTGCGCCGACCAGTTGCGCGATCTGCGCGAGTGCGGCGGCAACCTGCTTCTTGTCGCGGAACTTGATCAGACCCGTGACGCGCATCTTCTCGGCGAACGCCTCCATGGTGATCGTGCCATCGACCGCAAGCCGCCACTCCTCGGGGAACATCTGCGCCATCATGTTGGCGAACTGCATCGCGGTCGCAATTTCCTGCTGCTCTGCGGCGCGCTGCGTCGGGTTGTACGGCTGCGTCGAGATCATGCGGCCGTCGCGCGAGATCGGCGCGATCGTGCCGGCCTGCTCGAGCAGATACTTGAACCGCATGAAGATCCGCATCGGGCCTTCGCGCCAGAACGAATAGCCCGCCATGCCGATACGCCGCTGCATCCGCGCCAGTTCATCTAGCCACTGGCCTAGCGTGGGCGGTGTGTCGCCGGTCTGCTCAGGATGATCGACGTAGAACAGTTTCTTGAGCTGATGCGCCATCTGCTCGGTCTGGTAGATTTCCGGCTGAATGGACGGCTGATCGTACATCCGCTTGACCGCGCCTTCGGTGCCGGGCCGGATCGGATAGGCCATGCCGGGCTCGATGCCCTGCTCCACCGACGTGAAACTGTCATCGGGGAAGGTAATCGCTGGATTGACCGCGCGTTCGACTGCCTCGATCTTCTGCCGTTCGAGCTCGTCAAACTGGCGCATGTCCGGCAATCCCTGGATCAGCGGGCCGAGTGCCCACGGCCAGTCCGACGTCGGGTTGAAGCGCATCACCAGGAACGGGCAGCTTCCCTCACCCTTGATCTCGCTGTCGTGCACGAGGTCATTGTGAAGCAGGACGGTGTGCTGCCAGCATTCGTCGTCCTCCTCCCACTTACGCCAGAAACCCCAACAGATTTCGGTGTGGCCGTCTGGCTTGTCCTCGATCTTCTTGCGAGTTTCAGCTTCAACCTTGTTCCAAATCGCATCGCCCAGCAGTTTGCGAACGTAGGTGTTGCGCGTGTAGCGGATAATGAAGCGATCGTCGATCTCACCGTTCGGGCCAAGGTTGATCTCGATCTCGCGCAGTGGGACCGCCAACACCTCGATCGGCTTGTGCGCCTTTGGTCGGTCGATCCACAGCCCGGCACCGGCGATCGCCAAATCTGGATTGAAGGCCTTCGGCAGCTCGGCGTAGAGATTCGACGCCTTGATGGCCGCAAAGATTTTCTTGTCGTCGGCGCGCACCCGATCTTTGACCTGATCGAACACGTCGTCCGGTACGCCTTCACCGGCCTTGCGCTCGCACCACTCCTGCGCTTCCGGCAGATAGGTGTTGACGATCTCGGTCACGAAGTCGGCGCACAGCAAGAAAGCAAAGCTGGTGTTGAGCTCGGGCGCATCAAGCATAGTCTGCGTCGATGGAGCGGTCTGCGACGACAACTGCCGCTGTCGGTCGGGCGCGGCGAAGAAATAGCACTCCTTGAAATCGAGCAGGCGGCGCTGCTTCCAGACCCGCGCCGCTTCGCGCCGTGCGATCGCTTGCCCCTGCAGCGGTTTCTCGTCGGCCATCACCCGGCCTTTTGCATGAGCTGAGTAGGCGCGATGCCGGGCGCCGGGCTGGCGGCGGTGCCAGCCATCGCAAGGTTGGCGCCGTAGCGGGCCAGCAGATTGGCTTGATCGCCGCGCACTCGATCTTGGCTGGCCGCAATGTCCTGTTGCTGCGATTGTTGCTGCAGCATCAAAAACCCGGGATCAGGCGGCAGCGGTTGATATTGGGGTGCTTCCATGGGCCTCGAACGGCTCCCCGCCGTGTTTGAGGCATTGTCGGTAAAAGCCCGATGGCCGCAGGGCAACGCACCGCAATCCGATCAATCGCTTAACGGATGGAACGCACCATCCGACGATGGCCGGACGCCGGCCCGTGGCGCGCCGGCGCATTCGCACAAGATCCGCGTCGACAATCCATGATGCGATCAAGCGATTGGCTGCCTCGCCATCGGCGGCGACGATCAGATCGGTGCCGGAAAGATGCGGATCGAAGAACACCCAGACGTGCAGGAACGGCACATAGGCGTAGGCACGCACATGCTTGTGTCGGCCTAGCGCAAACCACGATGCCCACCAGGTCGAGGCGCGGCGGTCGAACACCAGTGTCCAGCTATCGGGCTGGACGATCAGCGGGCCCTCAATCGCGGTGATCATGCGACTACGCGGCGCATAGTTTTCTGCTTGTGCACGCGCACCGGCTGCAGCTCCCCGAGCGGAGCGCGCCCGGTCATGCGGCGGCCCTCACCCATGCCGAGCACCAGATATTGCAGCGCATCGGCCGGGTTTGAGTACGGTCCCTTGTTCGGCTTCAACTCGCCGGTCTCGTCCTTCTCGTTGAAGTACCGCCCGGCCATCGCGACCTTGAGCGTGCGACAAACCGGCGACAGCACGAACCGCGGACGGCCGTCGTACATCTCATTGAGCACCAGCGCCACGGCGCCGACGCGCGTCTCGATCATGTTCTGCTTCAAGTTCGGCGGCGCGCGCACCTTCATGCCATTGGCTTCGAAAATCTCGTAGGCCGTGCGGTCGTCATTCTGCGTCTTGTCCTGGCCCTTCGGATCGCCCCAGAACCGAAAGCGCGACAACGGATGATCGGGATAGCGCTGCGCAATGAAGCGCTTGACCTTCGGCGCGAACGATACCGCGCCCTCGTTGTGGCCCAGCAGTTCGTTCTGCACCAGGATCCGGTTGTTGACCGCTTGCCCGAAGATCGCCGCCGGCTGGCGCCCGAAATCAAGCCCGACGTCGATGTCGTAGTTCGGATGCGGGCGCAGTACCTCGCTCGACACATGCGCCTCGCCGCGGAACATCGGCCACACCGGCGAACCCTCGGTCACCAGCACCACGCGCACCATCAGACGCGAGTCGATCCAGGCTTTCGTTTTGCCGACGATCTGTTTCTGATAGTAGCCGTCCGGCAGGTTTTTCAGGTTCTCCGCATGCGGATTGACCTCATAGCCGACGACGCGGCCGTGCACGTCGAGCTTTTCGATTAGGGCGGGCGGCTGCAGATAGAATCCCCATTCCGCCGGCCATTTGCCAAGCGCATCGCGCTCCTCGTCGGTCAGTCCGGGCGGCAGGTCGACCATGCCCGACATGATCGCGAGCCAGTGGTCCTCGTCCGGCGCGTTCGCGTCCGCGAGCAGGCCCATCCAGGTCGCGCCGCCCTCGTCCTTCGAAGGATAGCGCAGGCGGGAATGAGCCTCGTCGAATAGCGCCTTGTCGATGTACTGGAGCTCGTTGAATAGCACGCCGGTGTATTCGGTCGAGCGCAGCTTGCGCACATCTTCGGGCTTATCGAGCGCGAGAAAGTCGATCTCGATCAAAAACTCTGCCCAGCGCAGCCGATGCGACGGCGGCACGGACCAATTCATCTTGCCGTAGACGTGCTCGGGTACGAGCTCGTTCCAGGTGCGGATGGTCGAGCGCTTCAAGTCGGGATAACTGTTGCGAACCACCGCCCATCGCGTCTTGCGCAGGCCGTCCATGGTCGATGGCCGCTGCTCCTGCGCGTGGCGCATCAGGCGGGCGAACAGCGCGTGCGTCTTGCCGGATCCGAGCGGCCCGACCATGACGTCGACCTCGCGGTTCGACATGATGAAGTCGCAGGCCTTAGTCCCCGCCTCAATCGCAAAGTGCCGGCGGCCGTCTTCGGTCATGTCAGCAACGGTCGAAACAGATCAGCGAGATGCCGTAGGAAAGCAGCCAGAACACGACGGCGACCGCGCCAAACATGATCAATATCGTCGCCAAGTCGCGGCGCGTGACGGGCTTGCTTTCGTCCTTCATTGCTTCACCGTCGGCGTGAACGGCAACCACGGCCGTTCCGGTTCCTTGGTGAAGGCGCGCGCGGGCAGGCCGGCACGCTGCAGCTTCTCGCAATGGTTCTTGATCAGCCGCTCGTCGCGCTCCTCCAGAGGCAAAATCTCGACGCCGCCGATCCACGGCCGGCATTTCAGCTTGACCTGGATCAGCACCGCCCCCTGTTCGGGATCGGGAGACAGGTCAGCAAGGTGCCCCTCGCGCAACACGAACGCCTTGACCAAACCGACCTTACGGATGTTTTCCGCCCAGGCGTTGATCTCGGGCGCATACCGCTCGAGAAAATATTCTGGGATATTCACAAAGCGCGTGCCGCCGACCCGGATCTCGCTCATGGCGTGGCCTTCATCACCGGCACCGACGTGAAATCCACGTTGCAGCCTGCCGCCTTCAAGATCGCCGTGCCGTAGCGGATCGCATCCTGCGGCGACAGAACAAACCCGGCCGGACCGAACTTGACCCGCACCCCGCCGCTCAGGTCGCGGCTGACCTCGATCGCTTCCATCGACCCCATCTGCCTGCGGTTCAGCAAAATCTCGCCGGCCATGTCAGCCTCCCGACCCGCCCGACTGCGGCGTCGAACCGTCCAAAGGGGGGCCGCCGTTCGAAATCTGATCGAGCGCCTTATCGACCAGCGCCACGCCAGCCTCGAGCTTGTCGATCTGCGCATGCTTTGCAGCAAACACCGCGATCGTCTTCTGCTCGGTGCCCTCAACCCGGCGCACCAGCGCATCGGTCCGCTCGGTAACGCCCTGCACCAGCCGCGGGATCGCGGCCGCGAGCGCCGCCAGTTTCTCGTTCAGCGCCTCGCTCATCGGCTTGCGCTCCACCGTCGCCGGCCGAAAGGGCCGACCGCTACCCGGAACCGCCGCCAGCCCGGCGCCACGTGCTCGTTTTTCACTTCGGCGCCTCCTTCGGAGCGTTCGCCGCCAGCCAATCCGACTTGGCCTTCGCCTCCAGGCTGTCCAGCCACGACACTAGCGGTGCCGCTTCCGAGTATTTCAGACCCTCCAGATACTTCCGCGCCGCGTCGAAATTCGCCTTGTCGACCATGAACGGCACAAACTCCGGCGGCACCGGCGGCTTCTCCTCGGCCCGCACCGTCACCACAAGCAAAGCCGCCATCATCGCCGCTCCAAAGATCCGCAGCATCACCGACCTCCCTCTGCCTTTTCCGAATTCTCCAGCGCCGCCGCGCTCAGCCGACGTATCGCCTCCGGCCGGCTCGGCAAGTCCGCCACGCCTCGCCGCCAATCGTCCACCTGCCGCAGCAAATCCTGCGGCAACCGAACCATCACAGCCGTCGTGTTCTCGTCAGCGCTCATGCGCTATCGAAATATCGCGATACCAAAATCTCGCAACGCACCGGCAACCCCAAAAATTTTCCAGCCACCAAAATTTTCCACACCCAGGAAGATCGGGAGCAGAGTTGTGTGGGCGGGTTACCAGCTGCGAGAGAGACGGCCGATTTTCCCCCCGGGGGCGGCGGGGGTGGGGGTTGTGCGCGCAGTACCCGTGGCCTCGGCCGAATTGTCGTGTGTTTTCAATGACGAGCACTCCCTTGGTAGGGGAGTGCTTATTCGGTGGCACTGATCGGCTCTTGCGTTATCAATGGCTTAGCGTCGTTCCCGCCTTGATGTGCGGTTAGCGCGGTGGCGCTGCCTGGCGCGTTCACAATCTGGATGACGAACCCTGGCGAGGCCTGAGCGCCGCGCCCGGATTGCGGCTGATCTTCGAGTTGTTCCAAGGCCTTAACCGCATTGACACGGGCCATCTGGTTGCCGGTCTGGTCGCGAACCTCGGCGAGCGTGTGAATGTTCCGCGCTCGCTCGCTCGTCCTCAACACCTCCAACTGGCCGAGGTAGTAGCTGCGGACATCAGGGCGTGCGAGGGCGACGTAGAGGGAATTGTCCTTCAATCCGGCTTGTTCTGCGGCCTGATCGCGTTTCAGACCTTGCCAGACCATGAGGTCGACGGCGGCCTTCACCTTGGCGGTGATGCGACGCTTGGGCGGGACGGATGGCGGCGCGGGCTTGAGCGCGGCTGGCAGAGCGGTCGGGTCCATGCGGTACACGATGGGCGCTGATATCGTGGAAGCAACGCACCCGTCGGCTCGCGAGAGCGTACGCAGCATATAAGATACCTTATGGTGTGTACGCGGCCTTGGCGGCTCGTTTGGCGGCGCGCCATGCTGCGGCTCGTTTCCGCGCTCGCACCTTCCGCGCCTTGAGCCGCTGCGCCTTGGTCTGATCGATGGCGCCGATGGTGGTAATCCCGAGGATGGTGCGCTGCTCTGCGGTGAGACGGTAGCGCCAGGCGAGCTGATCGGCGGACCACGCGCGGCAGGTAGCGACCGCATCGCTGATGGTTTGCCGCTGCTCGGCTACCGTCATCCATGGCGCCCACTGCTCGATCCAGAGCGCACATCGGTGGCCGGCGTCGGGCAGCTTGGCGAGATGGTGTAGGACGGGCTGAATATCGTCGCGGCCGGCATCGTCATCAGGCAGGGTGATGCCGTAGCGGGAGCGGAACAGCGTGGCGAAGTCCTTGAGGCGCAGCGGGATGATCTGGCGCGGCGTGCCGCGTTTGCGCTTGCGGCCGTAGCGCTTGGCGATCTCTCGCTTGCGGGATTCGACGATGATGGGTGACGGGCGGGCGGGCATCACGCGATGATGGCAGGCTCGGCGTGGCGCTCAACGCACCGCTAGCGCTTGATCTCGACGAGAGTGGGCTTGCTCCAGCGCTTCTTGTTGCCAGCTAGGCCGGCCTTTCGCGCGAGCGCGCGCACCTTGCTTTTCGGGAGATATTTCCTCGAATTGTGCCCGCCTTTCCGCTGTCTCTTGCGCAATTCGCGGCGGCTGATCTGGTATCGCACAGTGCCAGCGTGCGATGCCGCTCCCGCGTGACGTTTCGGCCCAAATCGCCGCAACCGTTCGAGCGCTTCCTCGTCGACAATCGCCACCAGCTTCATGCCGAGCGCCGGCAGCATCAGGCCCATGGAAAGCGAGCCCATGCGCTTGATGGGTCGCGGCGCCAGCACCTTGGCGGCATAGCCCGGCTGCAGGCCCGCGAGCTCATCTATTGATTCCCGCGTCATCGCTAAGGCCTCGGCGCGTAGCCGCATGATCTCGTGCAGGCATTCGTAGCCCTTCACCTCGCCGAGGATCTCCACGGTGGCCACCGTCATTCCGCCGCGGCCTGCGGCTGGGCGGCCCGGCGCCGCTCGTTCCACTTGTCGTCCG